TACCAGCCTGCAGAGCATTGGCTCCACCTTGCTGTGCGAGCGTCTGTGCCTGCGCACCAATACCTGCGAGACCCTGACCTGCGGCAGATAGGCGAGCAAGGTTCTGCTGTTGGGCAGACAATTGAGCTCCCTGCTGCTGCTGGGCAACATTTTGAGCCTGCGTATAACCTGTATTGAGCAAGTTAGCGTTAGTTTGAGAGTTGGCAAGGTTCTGCTGGTAAGCAAGATTTGCCTGAGCTGTATTGGCGCGATCGCCACCAAAAGCACCGGCTTGAGCAGCTTGACCCTGCATAGCCGATCGAGCTTGTGCATTCTGCTGGTTTTCACCAGCCAGCGTAGCGCCATATACGCTGCCTAGGAAAGGCGACATATATTGATTGGTGTTAAGGGCACCGAGATTAGCAGGGCCCGCTCCAGCAAGCTCATAGCCCGTTGCAGCACCCATATAGGGCTGGGCGATATTTGCGGCACCGGCTACTTGACCAATACCAGCTTGCTGCACTTGGTTAAGAGGCGCAACAAAGGCATTAGGATCTTGAGAATAAGCTTGAAATGGCGTATTAGCAGCCTGTTGGGCAGTAGCATTCACACTATTATAACGGGCAAGCACCTCTGGTGGGATACTAACCTGTTGTGTAGATGTTTGTGATTTACCGCCACCCATATTAGTGCTCCGCTAAGATTTTATGTGCAAGCTCGATCAGGAGCTTATGTGTTTTGTAATGATTGGTGGCCGTTGGGGAGCTCGGCTGCATACCCTTGTTGGTTGCAACAGACGCAAGTGCCTGAGCAGGCGTAGCCGTGCTAGACATTGGTTGCGTGGGTTGAGTACCAGTCGAGCCGCCCATATTAGTGACCTGCTACCGTTCCTGAGCCAGTTGCCGCTCCATACAAGAAGAAGGCTCCGCTAGCCTTACCAAATTGACGCTCATAAAGCCTAACCTTGGCTTCAGTGCGGTTATTTGACAGAACGCCGATAATCAAAGGAATACCAAGCGTGTCTGCTACCTGTTTGGAGAACTCACAAAGCTTACGGGCCCGTCCCCCTTTGGCACTGCGATATTCCGGGTGGATGAAAATTGCCTTCTCCTCCAACACCTTCTGATCTGAATACCACATAGTTCCTATTCTGAGAAGGATGGCACCCTCAATCATATCGTTGGAACCACTAATAATTCCGACTAAACCATTATCCAAGTGAAGCGCAGGCCACATTTCGTGCAAAAGCTTCAGGGGATTAGGGTCTACAAACCCGTTTTCTTCACAAGCCGACATCGCGACCTGCATCATTTCATCAACATCGGCAGGTGTACCAATACGAATTCTCAATTCTTCAGACATAAAAGACCCCTCAATCTTTCTTTGGACCCGGAAGTTTTTGCAGCGTTTTGATCGTTTTCGCTCTCATTTTATTGACGAATGAATCTAAGATCTTATGCCCTTCGTCAATGTCGCCATCACCAAGTCTGGTGACATCATCTGGGTGTATCACATATTCACCACCTGCGGCTACAATTGCTACACCATCACTTTTGCCGCCATCAGCATGACCAACATGGCCTTCGCCGTAGGGGATCTTTTCTTGCGCATATGGAGATGCAGCCTGTCCGTAAGGCATTGCTCCTTGGCCGTAAGGAGCAGCCCCTTGGCTATAAGGCATGCCGCCAAAGATCCTGCGGGCAGACTTAAAGCCTGCCATCGTATTTCCTTCACCCATAGCTGAAATAATGTCAGCAGGGATCACGTATGAACCGCTATGGACGTGCATGGGCAAGTGATCGGTGCGACCGGCCACCGGGCTATGAATAGGGCCGCTGAAGAGATTCCCAAAGGCAGCACCCTGCGTCGTGGTTGTCGTTGTCTTCTGATTTTGACCACCGAAGGCTTTGTGGTGATGAGATTCACGAGCCGTGTGCAGGGCAGCAGCAATGGCCTGATCCCGTGGATGGCCAGCATCGATCATCTCTTTGATGTTATGTGAGATGACTTCGTGGGAGAAACCCTGACTGAGCGGCATTTGATTATCCTATTGCGTAAGTGACGTTGATGGATTGGCCGGAACCGGGTTTTATTACCAAACCGTTTTGAAAGATCATACCAACGGGATAAACACCAATGATCATAGGCGTGGTTACAAGCTGATTAGTAGCCGTTGCTCCAGCGACAGATGAACTATTATGAATTCCACCTGCTGCTGAACCAGCAACAAGAACAGCGAAATTCACTAATCTCCCAGTCCCCGAGATAACCAATGTATTGGCCGTTACAGTCGCTGATGTAGCTGTCCCTTGGAATTTCAAATTGCTATTAGTTAGGTTGTTAATAGCAACAACGCCATTTTTTTGGGCTGTGAGGATATCATCTAAGCTGGCCATCAGTATTTCCCATCCTGTTGATACCGATATCGGATATTACCAATGCGCCAGAAGCTTCCAAGATCATTGCTACTTAGCCCGATAGAAACAAGACGACCTCTAAATCTTGGGCTAATGAACTGAGTGCCTTGGGTCAATGCATAAGGCCCATAAACAGTTGGGGCCGTACCGGGATAATCGGTGACATAGAACGTCAAATTGACTGTAGCATTCTGCGTCCCGCCATAATAACCCCACTTCATGTCAGGCCATACCTGATCGATGAAGTTCTTTAGATCAGCATCTGATAGTGCAAAATAACCAGTTTGAAAGCTGGATAACATAGGCTGGCCATCAGCATCTGTAGATGTTTCATGCTGATAGATAAACTGATCCGAGCCAGCTCCGATCGGAGGACCGAGCACAGATTCATTGATCCATGCAGTTCGAGATAATGTTCCAAAATCCCACTGCTTAAGAAAGACATTGTACTTCACATAGGCGTTGACTTCACCGCCATCGCTCATGGTTGGGTAATACCACGTAATCTCGCCAAAACGTGAATTAGGAGCAACGCGGATTTTATTAAGATGCGTCTTATCGAGATCCTGAAAGATCACGTCCCAGATCGGGCATGGGATAGGCTCTACGCCATTGCCAGAATACATAAAGAATTGGCTCTGACCCATCCAATAGATAACGCCGTTCAATGATGTCGCAGCCTTACGTGCAATCAGCCCGCAGCCTGTACCAACTTCGTTGAACCCATAAATATAAGGCTGATTGATATATTGCATGGACCACAAGGACAAATCTGTCCAAATCAAACCCTGTTGTGGGCCTTGAATGCAGCCTATGATTTTAGACCCCTTTGGAATGCGATAGGAGCCCGCCTGATTGGTGCTTAGGTTAATCCAGCTAGTGACACTGCTAAAGTCGTTTACATCGCACCAGCGGATCAGCAGCGGGTCTTGGATACCGTTCTCCGTCGATCCCCAAGCCACTACCTGTCTTTGCGGCATGGCGATGAACATACCATCATTCACGTCTGGACCGGCATTCATAACGGTCGCAGTAGGATTACCTGATGTTGGATTCCAATAGTAAAGAGCGCCACCAATTGGGCATGCAACAAGGATTTGACCCCAATTATCTAGTGTCCAATCTGTTGCTGTAATGGCTATACCTGTCGTTGGCACAACATCTGTTCCGGTTCCATATCCACCAGAACTATAGGTTCCGATACCATAACCAGTACCAACAGGAGCAGGGCCAATGCCAATGTAATAGGTATATTGAGCGAGGTTACCGTTTAGGTATCCTGTTGTAGTAGACGAAGCAGTATTTTGAGCCGTAATTGTAAAATTATTAGCATCAATAACTGATTGAACAGTGTAATTTCCGCTTAAAGTAACACCACCAACCGTTGTGGTAGTAAGAATTGGAAATGTATTTCCAGCACTATAACCATGATTATTGAGAGTAACAGTTACCGTAGCAGCTCCAGATGTCACTGAGAACAGTGGAACTGCTGCAGCAGGTGTTGAACCTGTCGCATAAGCAGGGTTACCTAACGAATCAATTGCTAGGATTTGATACTGATTAGATGCAAGAAAAAATGTTTGATAAAACCCAAATAGAACCAATCCACCGACACTAATAGGCGTCGAAATAAACACAGAATCATAACTAGTAATGCCAGTCGTCGTATTATCTGTGATCGTTACAACATTACTGCCAGTTGTTGTCGCAACAGACACCGTAACATTATCTAAAATAGTGCGCGGAGTAATGTTTTTAATCGCGCCATTATTGATGACATTCAGCAAGTTAGTATTGCCACCTGATGTTTCAGCACCAACGGCCAGCCATGCATTCGAATTCGTGTCTTCCCAAGCCCATAAGGCCCTTACAATGGAGCCGATCGAGTTGGCATAGAATTTAGTCCATCCACCAAGCTTCTGGATAAGACCGACACCATTTCGATCATAGATAAAACGAACCAAGTTAGTCGTAGAAAGACCAGCCTCGTTCAAAGCTGGCGTTTCGTTCTGGTCTACGCCGGGCGTAAGTTTAAGCGAAGCATGAGGCATGAGTTAGCCCCTCGTAGGCGTTGCAGCCGGTGAAGTAGACATAGAAGACCAAGCATCGCCCTCGAACTTCTTGCGATACTCTTCTGGAATAGCAGTCTGTTTGAGAACCTGATACTGGCCCTCATAGCTCTGAGCCATCGATGGATCATCTGACATACGGCCAAAATTGCGCTGATAAGCACTGATGTAGACCATAGATGCCATCAAAAGAAGATCAGGCAAATAAGTGCTGATGAAGGTTGTGCTTGATCCAGCCTGCGCCGAGTTCGCGTAGTAATACAACGAAGGCATACGGATCGTTCCAGTCAACAAAACCGGATAGTTCTGGTCTGGATATGGCCCAACAATAATATTTTGAGACGTATTACCTGCCGTTGCCAGATCACCGCCATAGATAGCGAAGTTAGTTGGCAAAGCAAAAGACGTGCTGTCATTATAGACATTCTGCAGATATTCCTTGGTGACAGGCATCAAGGGGATAGTAGAAGAACCTGATACAACGCTAACAGTCTGCAGGGTAACAAAGTCATTTACCGATATGGATAGAAGATTATTGCCTGCAGTTAGCGAATAAGAAGAATTGCTAGTCATCGAGGGAGTAAGATCTAAATCCCTCTGAATGCGCAATTCAGCATAGTTTAGCATCTGGGGCAAAATAGCATTAAAGGCACTATCTACGCCCTGAACAACGCTATTAACCGTTGTCGTATCCACGATCGCCATAGTGGCCACTTGAGTGACGTAGCCATTATACGTCAGGGGATTAGTGGCTGGAGCGGTGGTCATGGGTTATAGCCCTTACAGTAAGCTGCTCGGCGAGCGTTATTCTCTTTAACGCCCTCAATGGTATCCGTGGTGTCCTTTGGAGACCACGTAATTCCCATCCAAACGCCGCAGGCGCTAGTCGCGTTCAAATCTGTCGTGACTGCGCACCCTTGCAGGATCATCACGAATGGCATCACCAGCAGAAATCGCAGCATTAGTTCTCTCCAAAGCGTCTTTCGTCGCAATGGCTTCGATATCAGCCACGGCATCAGCTCTAATTTTGTAATATACACCAGAAAGAGCCAAAAGAACAATGACTGCGATTGTGATGTAGCGCCCGATTGGGGTGAAGATAAAAGCAATCATAGCCCTGTATCCTGCATGTGTTGGTTGCGCCAATACCAGATGGCAGCGCCTATCAAAACAATACCGATCATAATATCAAAATTGACATTAGATAGGATACCTTGAAACTGAGTAAACATATCACTAGCCTGTTGGATTTGAGGCATAGCTTCATTTGCTGCGCCTAAAGCCCCTAAAGCTCCAGTAGCAATCGCTGCATTTCCCTGCTTACTTGCTGCCATTCCTTTTGGAGCAGGAACTTCATCAGGTGTCGTTCGCATATCTTCTGACTGGATAGGAGCTGGAGCGCCAGTATTCCACCATGAAACGCGAGCTTGGCAACGACGAACTAAACCCGGAAGCACTTTACCGCCGCCCTTTGTCCATTTCATCAATTCGGCTGGAACAGCTTCAAAGTTACCAGCATTTGTCTGGCGAAGGATACCTGAGTTCTTAAGGTTTCCAAGACCAGCATTATAAGCAAAATCGACAAGAACATCGAATTGATGCTGCTCAAGTTGAACTTTTACTAAATTATCTACCCCAAATTCAAATTTGTGCAGATCAGAACCAAGGATAGCATTTGCCTGATCTTGGGTAATAGTTTGGCCTTCAGTTACTTCTGGCGCACCAGCAGCCGAAGTATGACCATATCCAATTGTCAAAATACCAGCAGGACAGTGATAAGACTTAAGTTTGCAGCCTTCAAAAGACTGAAGCAAATTTTGTTTTCCACCAGATGACATTTGCATGGTCTATTTCCTATTTCGAGCTAGTAACTGTTTTAAGCACAGATGTTATCATTCCTGCGTTTATATTTCCACCCAATATAAAAGGCAAAACAAATGCAAAAATCATAAGAATGATCGTAAATAGTAATCCTATTGTAATCTGACCCATAAGGTTTTCTGTGTATTTAAGCTGAGAAATAATTACATTTACTTTTTGCTCTGGATCTAATTTTTCAAATCCAGATAGCCAAGGATGCAATTGATAATCATGAAGATCTGGTTTTATATCAGCCATTATGGTTTTCCAACAATGCTTTGAACACCCGGAACATTCTTCATAAGGCGATAGGCATTAGGATTATCAGATGTCATTACACCTGAAATAATTAATATTGCCCAAATCAAAATCGGCAAAAGAATTAGAAAGCTTACTATCAAAGTAAGCATGGCATTTCTTTCTTCTATTCTTTGTTCTTCTTCTTTTTTTGCTTGAGCCGCTGCTTTAGCTTCAAGTGTTTTTTGCTTATAGTAAGCATGTTTTTGAGCAGGTGTTAATTTATCAAGTGCAGCGCGTTCTTGTTCTGCGGCTAATTCTTTAATAGCTATGTCTCGAAGGATTTTATTTTGAGCTGATATGCCCTTATTTGCTTCAACTGTATTTTTATTATGTTCCTTAACAGCTTTGGCATGTTTAACAGTATCAACAATTCCAAATACAGAGTCAGTTATAACTTCGCCCCATTCTTGTCCAAGTTTCTGGGCTTTTTTAGGATCAGTTGGTATCATAATTTTATTTCTCCATTGCATTTTCCTCTGTAATTTATTGATAGCTATCAATGTTATTTTTCCCACCAACTATGATAATAACTAATTCCAGCTATTAAAGCACTAATGAGGACGGCAATGCCGCCCCCAAAAGTTACCATTGTTCGCCAACCACCTTGAGCCTGATTTAGGATAGCAAGGATTTCAGCTTGGCCCTTTTTAATTTCTTCCATGTCCTTCTCAACTCGTTCCATGCGCGCTAAAAGATTTCCAAAGGTTGCAGAGGACTCGTCGATATTAGCCATAGAAATTAAAAAGG